CCGTGGTCAGAAGTCCAAGCGAATCAGGGCTTGCAGTTCCAATTCCTAAACGAGTCCCATCAAAGACTAGCGCAGAGCCACTTGTCAGAACCTTTGAGCCGTTCAGGTAAGTAACTCCGTTTGCTGTGCCTCCAGAGAGGGTTACAGAACCAGAGGCAGCTAGGGTAGTGAAAGCACCAGTGTCTGCTGTCGTAGCGCCAATGGCAGTCGCATCAATCGTGCTGGCCGCGCCAGTCACCACCAATGTACCGGCCACACTCAAAGTCTTGCCAGCGCCAACATTAAGGCCCACGCTTGTGCCAGTACCGGCAGCTGCAAACACTGCATCGACTGAGTCCAAGTCGGTGTTGATCTTGGTTCCCCATGAGTCTGTTGACGCTCCAACTTCTGGCTTAGTCAGTAATAGGTTGGATGTAGTTGAATCTGCCATTAAATGCTCCTATGCGGCTATTTGCCAAGATTCGCTATTATCCGCAATTGGTGTCCAACTTTCACTGTTGTCGCCAATTCCGGTCCATGTTTCTGATGTGTCTGTGATCGGTGTCCAGGTCTCTGCATTGTCAGAGATTGCATTCCAAGTTTCAGCCGTGTCACTTTCTGCCACCCATTTTAGATTGCCAGCAATCGTCATGGATGACTGGCAAGTGAAATTGATGGCAGCGTTGCTTCTCCTGATCGCATTCACGCTCATGCCAGACTCGGCTGCAATCAGCACCGACTGGTTGACGATCACGCTGGTGGCCACTGTCATCGTGGCAAAGTCTTCAATCAGGATTTGAACCAGTGGGACTCTGACAGCCGCCACCGACATGGTGCTGGTATCGACCGAGGCAAATGCCCCAATGGCCACCCGTGTGGCCGCAATGCTGGCGCTAGAGCTTGCCGCAAGTGTCGATGCACCTATGGCATAGCGCAAAGCGCTTGCGGCCATGGAGCTGGTGCTAGAGGCCGTTGCCGATGCATTGGCCACCCTTTGTGCAGCAGCTGATGCACTGCTAGATGCTGAAACCGAGAAAGATGCCGTCTTGACGACATTGGCCGCGACTGTCTCTGTGCTAGAAGCAGAAACAGAAAACGCACCTATGCAGATGCGTTTTGCTGAAAATGCCGCAGTGCTAGATGCGGCAAAGGTGGCAGCTCCAAGGCTTACGCCATAAGACCAATTCCCTTTGCCGTATGGACCAGAGCCGTAGGCAGCCATGTCATGTCAATGTGACATCAAGGTCGCCAGCTGGGATGCGCAGCACATCGCCATCATTGATGGTGCGTGCTGTGGTCAATGCCGCCCAGGCTAATAGATTGCCAGAGCTAGATGCATCAAAGATGCCTGCCCAGCCAATTGATCCCCAGTTGCCACCGCTTGCAGCTGCAAACTCGATGGCCGCTGCATTGGTTGCGTTTGTGGGGCTTGTGCCAGAGATGGTCATCGTGCCGGTGGCCACTCGCGCATAGGCGTTGCCAGTCACTTCAGTGCCGCCACCAGTGTCACTTGGTGCAGCCGTGAAGAGGCCAACATACCAGGCTGTGGGGCGTGTGGCCGTGCCATTGGTCAAGAGCCAGGTTAAAACCAGGCTTTCGGTGTGGTCGGTAAAAGATGACATGGTCTAGTCCTTATCCAAAAGTCTTTGCACGGGTTAGCAATGCACCACCAGAAGATGCACTGCGATCATCGGCAGTTTGTAAATCATTCAAGGCTCGCTCATACAGCGTTGCCCATGTCTGGATTCTCGCATCATCTTGCAAGTATGGTGCAGCCTGGAGAAGCGATCCATACAGATAAATGTCGGGGCTTGATGTCAAAAGCCAGTTGGTGGTGTTGCTGCTTGATAACTTTGACAACTTTGCGTAATAGGTCAGCTCAGTTGTGTAAGTGGCATCAGGTGTCGGGACAATTCTTAATTGGCCACCAACAACACCAAAGAATTTTGGTTTGCCACTGGCAGTGTATTTGGTCATCTCAGCGTCTAGCGCGTCAATGCTCAAAAACGACAATGGGGTCTGTGGATTTGTGCTTGTGAGCTTTAAAGATTTGGCCTCAAGAAAGTCGCTTGGCACAGCGCCATATTGCGCATCAAAAGACGCATTGGCCCGGACAATCATCTGCCTGGCGCGCAATGTTCTTTCGATTTGCGCTTCGGCCAGGGAGATAAAGTCAGGGATGACAGAAGTCAGGTCTGACCGGTTAAGCCAGTCACCAATTGAAGTCTTCAGTTCTGCATAGGTGCTAAGTGCCATCTTTCGCCTCTTTTTCCATTTCCTCTTTCACAATCCAGGTGTGGTCATGGCGAAACTCAAATGTGCCAATGTGGCCAATTTCCTTTGAGACATCATGGTCGATGTAGACCTTGTAACCCAGCTCTTGAGCTTTCTTACAAAAGAACACATCCTCACCCATATAGCCCCGTGTGGACTGCCATGGCATATCAAACCATGGCTCGCTCATTCCCTCAAACACCTCGCGCTTGATGAGCATTATGCCAGTGCCAATGCTTCCCACCTCTTCCAGTCCAGTCGATTCTGGCATGGTGTAGACAGCAATGCGCTTGCCATTTTCGTCATAGTTCTGAGCTGTCGGGCCAGTGGGCATTCTGCGTCTTGCGCAGTTGGCTGCGACAATTTCCTTGTCATGGGCCAAGAGTCTGCCGACCAGGTCCTGGGGAAATGTCATGTCTGAGTCGATGAAAAGAATGTGTGTGCATCCCTCTCTCATTGCATCCAGGCAAAGGTCAGCCCTTTGGTTTTGGATGATTGTGCCTTGCATCAATTTCAGACTGATTGCGTCTTCGGTGTTGAGCGTGTGATAGGCCACCATGTTCACCATGCAATAGGTGTAGTGGGTATGGACCTGATCACGGGCAGGGGTGCAGACTGCGATGTAATTCATACTTTGCCGGGTCTTGTTCTAAAAAATTGATTGTCGGAATCGTTGAGCCATTTTTTCATGTATTCCTGGTCATCGATCTTGCCTTCAGCCTTCATCTTGTAATAAAGCGCTTCTGGGATGGATGCGACCAAGTGCCATTCACCAGTCCAGTTGGCCTTCTCATCCACAGCGTTGTAGATGGCTTTGTTGGCCTCAATGACCGCAGTCACATCTTGCTGGGTCTGGATCGTCACATCACCCGTTTCTGAGTCTTCATGCCAGAAGCGCTTGATGCCTTGATCTTTGTTTTCGCTTAATAGTCTTTTGTGAATCATTTAAAAAAAGAGCCAAGTTTCCCTGGCCCTTTCCTTTGCTTCGATTAAGAAGTGATCAAGTCAGCGGCCAAGCCGTGGGCATTTTCAGCAGTCACTTTGTGGCCCCATTCAACGATCAGCATGCGCTTTTCAGCGTCACCAGTCTTAGCCAATTCAACTTGCTGGTAAGGACGCAGCATAGTCATCTTGGCGTAGTCAGGATCAATCACCCATGCATCACGCTCACGCTGGAAGCGGTTTGCAATCACTTGCACATTGCCAAAGTCAGAGACATAAATGTCAACTGCACCGACCAATGTGGCAGGCTTTGCACCGCCATCAATGTTGAAACGGCTGGAAGCAATACCAGAGAAACCTGACACGCGCTGTTTGTTAACAGGACCGCACATCAAAATCTTAGGTGTACCACCTTGTGTCCACACTTTCTGAATCACATTCTTGAGAATGGTTTCAGTAAATGTGCGCACTGTGCCATCTGTACGGGCGCTGTTTGGCAGCGTTGTGTAAGATGGGTCGGTTCCGTTGGTCTGCTTGTCTGTGTTCGTTTTGATAAACGCACCCAAAGAAGCAGTCACACGGGCAGTAGTAGAGTCACCAGCGACAGCGATACCGCCATTCAACATGACAAACTCTTGATCGCGCTTTAATTCAGCGCCACGCTTTGCGATCTGGTCATTTTTGTTTGCCAGGACTCGTTATCTTCCTGACCCTCTTTCGAGGCTTGTACTCTCATACAAGATCAGACTATATCTTCACCCATTTCTGGGGCTAGGCACTTCGAGCCACTTGGCTCTACGGGATTACTCCCTAGTCGTTGAACCTTCACCTTTTAAGGCGCTTGGCTGCTGATTGCCTAATCTTGATTCTTTTTGGACCTTCACACTTGCTCTTTCGGGCTATGTTGTGGTGTATCAAGCTCTAAAGGGTTTCCAGCAATTCACCTAGTTTTTCAATATTCGTTACCGAATACGGGCGCTTATCAATGCAAAG